CGCTCACTGCCAATGAGAAAGGCTCTGCAAATTGCCCGGCAGACAGCCGCTGCGATCTTAATTGCAGCAACCCTTAGTTTCTCTTGTCTGATGACAGTTGAGGCCTATCGAGCCAAGTTCATAGAGGTTATTACTGAGGTGTTATACGACTTGACACACTTCAGTTTCTTCTCTTCCTGGCAGGATGACACGGAATTGGCCGAAATTGAGTTTAGCTATCTTCCAGAAGGAATAAATGAAGTCCGCCGCGAGACCTTGTCCGAACCACAAAGCCAAACGATCTATTTTGAAAACTCAGAGGGCCGGCAATTAAAATTCAGCCAGCAGTTAGTCACTGACAGTACCGGCTTGGATATTATTCTGGATACCGAAGATAGTACGACAACAACAGTTCCCTTTGGCGACTACAACGCTTCTCTTATTATAAAAGAAGATAGTTCAATTTTGATGTGGGAAGATGGTCCATATCTAATGCTTCTGACTGGTGATTTCCCGTCAGAGGAAATTATCAAAATTGCTAACGGAATAACCATATCGAAATAATTCCTACTTTTGAGAAAAAACAAATTTTGAGTGTCCCCAAATCGCCTCCTTCTTCGTTACTGTAATTGGAACAGGAAGGAGGTGATTCTTATGTTCAAACAGGTTTCAAAGCAGTTGCTCTGTCTGCTCTGCGCTGTTATCTGCACATGTGCGCTTTCCTCTCCGTGTATGGCAGCTGATATATCTTCGATAGAAGATGGTGTTATCGAGCTTAGGATGACGAATATCAACGATGCTCAATGCGCAATTTCTGTTAAAAACGGAACAGCTGCTGCAAGCGCCAATGTAGGTGGTAAACGCGGTGCTGAAAAATGCAAAATTGTCCTGAAGATTCAGGAACAGCAAGGGAGCCGCTGGGTCACATTGGATTCGTGGACGGTCGAAGAAGATGGACGCAACGCTTCGATTAACGGATCGGTCGATGCAAAGAGCGGTAAAACCTATCGGGCACAGGCTACGGTTACAGTTTGGCTTGATGGCAAAGCAGAAAGCAAGACCATTACAACTACAGGTAAGACAGCATAATTCCTGATAACTGGATCACTTAGGAACGCTTGTCATGGTCTGCATATGCAGACCACCAAGATATATCTTGGTGGATTTTATAGATTTTGCACATGGATGATTCGGACTGAACAAATAGAAGGAGGACAAATAGTATGGCAAACGAGAATAAGGGAATTACATTGGCGCAAATCCGTAGCGGAGCCAAAGAATTTGTACTCGATAACAGCACTGTTTCTGACGATATTAGAGCGGTGCAGGTAGCATTACGGGTGTTGGGATATTGGGGAAGCCCTAACAACCCGGACGGATCATTCGGATCCTATTCTGTTGCTGCTACTCGCGGGTATCAAAAAGAGAATGGTATTTCCGTCACAGGGAGAATGAACAAAGCGACCCTTACTCATATTGAAAAATCGACTGGAGTCCTTTATGCCGGTCATAAGACTACACCCAGCGTAAGTTATATTTCAAAAGGTTTGGACTATGCGAAACTTAATGATACAGGTGCAGCGATTACAACAATAACAACAAAACTTAAAAATTTAGGTTTTTTGACGGCGAGCAAAAGTACATTTGACTCTACCGTTAGAACTGCTGTGGGAAATTTTCAAAGCCAATATGGTCTGTCGAAAGATTATACCGTTGGACAGGGAACATATGCTGCGTTACTGAATCCGAGCGCAGCGAATTGGTTCTCAAATGGAAAGGTTTCTCTTACAGCAGGAATGCTGGCACGCTGTGGTTTTAGCTGCACTTTATTACTCCCAACGTTTGTAACAAAGTTAAATGCAGCAATGAATAACTATGGAATTAACACTAAGGTAAAAGCGCGTCATTTTCTGGCGCAGGTTCGCGCTGAAACAGCCAATGGTTATGGTATTATTGAAGGGGGGTATAAAGCTGGTGACGGCGTTTATAACGGAAGTGCGTTAAGAAGTTATTCTCCATTTGGAGGTGCTGGCTTTTTACATCTCACACACGACTATGCCTATGAAGAATTTGGAAAGCTGATGGGAGATGCTCGAATTTATGATCCACCCAAATATGCGATGCAGCATGTAGCGATTGCTTATCCGGATAAAAGCGCAGGTTGGTTCTGGAAGGAAAAAAAGAAGATTGACTCCAGTGTTAATTGGAACAGTGACAGTGATACGATTGGGAAAAAGGTGACAGGGCTTGTGTTTGGAGATGAAACAGACTGGACTAAACGCCGAAAGACGTACTATGAGACTATTTGTAAGGTATTGCTGTAATGAAGAAAGTTGATCTTCTTGGGTTGACACTATTTACATTAATGACAATGTCCACATTGGGCGGAATTCTTAGTGGATGTCAGGATAGAACAAATGAACCGCAACAGAAGGGAGTTGTAAAAACAAATGCGCAAGAAATAGATTTGCCGTTATACTATCCCGGAACAAGTGATAATACTGAAGTTAAAGAAGCTATTGTGCTCCGATATTATGGACATTGTAGAACAGAAAATGGGCAGAGAATTTATGATATTTCTATGATTTACCATCGGCCCATAACTCCTGAAGACTACGAGCAACAGTACAAAATTGTCATAAATTTTTATGATCTTGTATCTCATGAAAATCTTCAGACAATATCCTATATTCCCCCGCTGGGTATGGACCCAGGGTCAATTAAATGCGGATTATCCATCGTAGATGTAAATGCAGACGGATATGATGATTTTATTCTTGATTTAGGTTTGTTTGGGCACGTGTACCATTCCGCATGTTTTGTTCATAGTCCTGGCGGAACCTATGCCGAAGTAGCTGGATTTGACAATTTGCCATACCCAGAATACGACGCAAATGATGGAACTTTTACTGTGGAAGAACCTGGCGAATTTGGATACCAAAAGTATTTGATTATGGAAGATGAGTTACTTCCGGCCAATTGAGCATCAGGTTATAAAAAACAAGATTTTATCGTTCCTTTCGGATGGGACAGACTCAATCAAGCAAACTGTTACACAATAAGCAATTATGTTCGTACGCTAATCTGTGGCGGTTTTGAGTCATTCAAGACCGCGCCTTGGCGGGACATTGATTGGCAACGGGATGATATCCCTCTACTATCACAATAATGTTTTCTACAAGTTTCTTCGTTATAAATCCTCATAAAATATTATCCTAGCCCTATACGGCACCCAACGATTTATATAATATTGATGGAAGCGATGAGCAAAACAGGCAGAAGGAGCAGCCCACAAACAGGCAAATGGAAATCAAAAGAGCTTGGGGCGTCTCAAGGGCGCAAAAACCGTAGCGCGGTAGACCCCGCGCCTGAAAAAGGTATGGAACAGGTAGATCAGGCGGAACGCCGAAGCTGTTTGGCAGAACGGCAGGAGTGAGAACCATGCAGAACGGCGGCCAGCGCAACTGCCAGGGCAGGGGTATGAGCCAGCGTGTTGAGGTTCGCCGCGCTTGCGCCGCTGCGCACCCACAGCCGTTCCTGACCTGTGGATTTGAAGCGGGAATTGTAGCGCTCACACTCTGTACGCAAGGCGTATGTTCTCTTGAAACAGAGGCAGCTGCGGTCAATGGAAAGTCTGTAGTCATCGGGAACGGTCCTGTATTTCGTGCAGCCCCGGCTTTTCTTCCCATTGTTCCAGTTTTTGTGGCTGCAGGGGCAAACACCAGTCTTAGACTGGCGGAAAGGACAGCAGTATTTCTGCCGGGTACGCCCATTGTCGGTCGTCTTGCCGTCCTTGCGCATGGCAAACCCAGCCTCGCAGACCGGATTACCGGCAGGAAGCGTTTCCAAGGCTTTCGTGCCGCGTGGATTGAGGGGGATAAACGCCTCGCCCTCATAGACCGTTTTACGGTATTGTAGATGCTTTTCACATCGTAGCCCTTGTCGGCAAGGAAGGTGCATTCCTTTAAGGAGATCACCCTGTCAGCTTTGGCGAGGATCTCAGCGGCGACGGAGGAATCGGCGACATTGCCCGGTGTGGTCAGCTCGTAGAGCGGCAGGCCGGAGATGCAGTCCACCAGCACATGGCTCTTGTACCCCCGGTAGAACTCGTACCGGCGTTCATTGTGCTGGTTGGAGGCGGAATGGACGCCGAGGGCGCAGTCCGGATCGCTTTTCGGGTGGTTTTCCTTGGAGAACTTGTTCTTTGCAAAGGATTTTGGGTTGTTCTGCTTCGTGTTCGCCATGACGGGTGTGGAATCCAGACCAACGAAAGACGCATCCACTACGCCCAGCTCATACAACTTCCGCCCCAGATTGACCATGATCGACTTCAACGCACCGTTGTTCAACTGCCGCAGGCAGCGGTCATACGTCCAGTAGGACGGTAGCGGCTCCATGATGTTGAACCCGCAGTAGTGGGCAATGAGCCGGTTGTTGTCCAAATAATCCGCCAAATCTGTGATCTGCGTGAAACCCTCACATTTCATAACGATAAAAGCGCAGACCATGGCTTCCTTCGGAAAGCCTCTCCGCCCGGTTGCCGCTCTGGGCAGCGTGAAGTCCAGACAGCTGAAAAGCTTGTCGTAGAAGTTTGCGGCTCGTTGGGATGTGAACAGCGTGACATCCTGAATGATTTCCTGTCGGTAGATAGCGGCCAGCCCCTTTCTGGTTGGTTTTCTCTCAAGTCAATTTTACCAAAAAGGGGCTCCGCTTTCTATATCATATGAGTGATTTTCGGTTTCAGCCATGGCCGGGAATCATTGCAATTACTACTCTTTTGGAGTTTTGCTCATGGCTGTCATATTTAACAAAAGAGAGGAATGTATGCTTTATGGCAAACAAGGACTATACCTATCAGCAAATTTTGAATGATACGACCGGAAAGCTCGGCTATAAACAAGAAACTTCGCCCGTTTTTTCGGCAGGTGTCAAGACCATGCAACAGTACTTAATCTTGATTGGATATGATATTGATGACGATGGCAAATTTGGGCCAAAATGCAAGAAGGCCGTTGAAGATTTCCAAACGGAATGTAATCTTGGAGTGGATGGAAGTGCCGGTGCAAAAACTCTAAAGCAGCTCGAGAAAGCCCGTGTGAGCGATTACTTTAAAACTTACGGGAAACCGATTACCGCCCAGCAGTGGGGGCGAGACTATATTACCGGTGGAAACGTAGATGATAAGGATCTCCTTTCTCGAGTAATTTGGGTTGAGGAACGAGATGTAACCGCACAACCGGCTGTCGCCAAAGTTATAAAAAACAGAACAACTCACTCTGACTTGATGGCACCCGGTAGCGCCTCTAAGTGGGCACGGGTAATTGGTTGCGCTAATCAATACGATAGTGCTGTGAATGCCCAGGCATATGCACCCATCAGAGGAGATTCATCTAAATCAGATGGCGTATCCACTGCATGGAAAAACGCTGTCGATTTGGCTAAAAAGTTGGTCGCGGGAACAGCTTTTACAGTCAATAAGGCATACTATGTAAATCCCTCTACTGGGAAAGTTGATACAACTGCGTCAAAGATGAAAGCGATTGATACACAACTATATCAAGTGGGAAGAGTATCGTTCCTTTCGTATATGTCTAAATATGTCTGTACTGATTGCTACACCTACGCAAAATCGCTTGATAGCGGTTATGTGAATGGCTTCTGCAATACCAACTTTAAGAAGAAGTAACACCTCAAACCAAATAATAAGTTTGGTGCATATTTTCATACACAGTTCTCTCCGACGATTTGCAGTTCGGAGAGAACTGTGTAGAGCATTTGAAGGACAGCTGTGTATCATATTTACAGGAACTAATTCATAGCATAAAACATTCTCTTTGGTAAAAGGGGCGTGGGCTTCTATGAAACGAATATTGCTTTTGAGTATACTATCTCTCTTCTTACTTTCAGGATGCAATCAGAGTAATCAAAATAGCGCATCTCAGTCTTTTAAAGAAAATGATTTGGATTTCACAAAAACGCTTGAGGAAGAAATAAAAAATGTTAATCTTACCGGAAATGGTGGTGACTTAATAAAAGCAGCCTATTATACATTAAATGATGATATTTCATTTACGATACTTCAAGTAACTTTGTCCACTGGGCAAACGGTATCAGTCAAATTTGATGGTAAGATTGCATCGTATGACTTATCAAGTGGTTATCTAACCAATGAAAACAGACAATGCGTTGTCTTTCAAACTCATGCGCCAAGTAACTATGGCTCAACCAACGTTCATGTATTATCAGTAGAAAACGATTCATCTACAGGTAGTCCATACCTGAAAGAAGTATTAACTCTTCTTGACGGTTATAGCGATGTAGATACACCGTTAGACGCTTGTCTCTTTGTCAATTCAGTATATAGAATTCCTAATCCACAGTATAATGAAAGTGCAAATTCAGTGAAATACCTAAGTGCTTTCACAAGTGGCGGTGGAATTGTTGATGTTCAAGGGCGTGCTTTGCAAGGCTTAAAAGTTAATATAATAAGTTCAAATAAAACAATATATGCCATTATTAAATTTGAAAATTCAAAATGGACTAGTACTATATATGAGGGCTAAGTAATCCGGCTTTTTTGCCTTTGAAAATTCTCCATCCGTCGCGATTTATTGTGGAGAGACGTTAAGGGGTGTCAATGGAATGACCATATCAAATCATATTTTATGGTAGAGCGGCGGTTTTGAAAGACAATCTGAGGAGGTATCGCTGTGTCCGTTTTACTGCTCTATAGTGTCCATAATCTGCGCCAGCAAAAAAAACGCCCCCCCATCGGAGCAGTCCGGGCATGGATATGGAACCAGAAATCATGTAACAAAAGAATATTAGCTTACGCCCGCATAGCGTCATGCTGTGTGGGCGTTTTTGTATGCCCCTGCTTCTGGTCACGGTGGCCAGAGGCTCCAAGGTGCCGGGGGCCGCCTATTCTCCATTTTAATCCGCACTCACCAACCACCTTTTGAAATGGAGGACAATTGGTCCCGTCAAGATTTATGCGCAAAATTGTTTGCAGGCTCCGGCTGAGTGAAGTCAGCCGGCAATATCCAGAGCGTTCTCTTTACTATGGAAAAACTCCAACTATACAGTCTTTCCCCGTAATGCTACAATGAAGCTGTATTTCAGGGCGAAGTAAGTTAGGGCGGAGTAAGTTAGGAAAGAAAGAGTGGAAAGGAGGTAGTATGCCCTTTGCACAACTCATGGCGGTTTTACCGCTTAGAGATGTGGCATGCTCCTTGCGAGTACCGTCGAACCCAAACGGCTTGAAATATAATAAGGACGAGAACGAAACCGTAATTGCTCATAGGAGTGATTGCGGTCTTTTTTTGTTTCGTCAAAAGAAAGGAGTCAGGCAATGAATGTCCAATAGCAAGCTGATCGAGCTGAGTTACTATGACCCATCCGCACAGGTGCGTTTGTCGGCCTATGCGGATACGCTAGTACTCGACCACGATCAAAACGGCAGCATCATCAGAGCCATCCGCTTCGGCGGCTATCCCGAAATGGTGCGGGCAATGGCAGATGCCATCTACGGCGGCGCGACGATAGAAGCCGCCCAAAACGACACGACCCGAATGCTCCAAAGCAGCCTCAAAAGTTATCAGCGGCAGATCACGCACGATGGGATCTACGCCGTGGCAACATTGATGGCTGCGGACACCGTACAGGAGGATGACAGAAGCGGCAAGCATGAAAAAGACGAGGATACAAACCTCGTAGATACGGAGCAGATGGAGCTGCAGCCCCGCAGGTGCTACATCTTCTGTCCTGCCAGGGATCAAAAGCGGCTCTTTGAGGAACTGGATCACAAAACGGCAGCGCCGCTGATCCCGGAATTTCAGGACTATGTGCTCAGCAGTCTGCGCCAACGGGGAGATCTCCGGCAACTGGAGGTCATTTCCCTGAAAGAGCGGATAGACGCATGGGTGCTGGATCTGAAGCTGCAGGATCAGAATGTGGTGGAGGTGCTGGAGCAGGGCTTGCAGAGCGGAGATATCCAGATCCCCGGGGCAGTCCCCAATATGCCAGACGGTTTTGAGAATGTGGAAAATGTCACAGGCTATCTCAATACCTTTGGCGTTACCGTGGCTGACCGTATCCGCAGCCAGTTCATGCCCCTTTTTGATCCTGCCAAGGAACCGCTTTCCGATGAAGTGCTCGCTATCAACGACTGCATCATGAGCCGTGTGGGATATTCCCTCTACGATGCCCAGCTTGCGGTGGCAGAAGCCGTCAAACGGCAGCTTGCGCGCAAGCGTGTGGCGCTCATTATCGCAGAATGCGGTAGCGGCAAGACGAAGATCGGTTCGACTGCTCTTGGCGCTTTGCACGGGCTGTGGGCCGATCAGAAGCGGAAAGACGGCAGGAAATCCTTTGGCATCGTTATGTGTCCCTCCCATGTCACACAAAAGTGGGTGCGGGAGATTGGAGAAACGCTCCCGGATACCTACGGCATGGTGGTGCGCACGATTCAGGATCTCAACCGTCTGTATGCGATGTACGAGAAGGGCGACAAAAGTGTATTTGCTGTTTTTTCCAAGGAGCAGGCGCGGGATGGCTATATGCGTTACCCCGCCGTGCGTTGGAATCGACGCAGACGCGCGTTTCTCTGCCCAGACTGTGACGGTGTGATCGAAATGGAGATCAGCGAGGACGGCAGTCGCTATACGGTGCCGGCCGACCAGTTCTTTTTTCAGAAGGAGCACAAGAAAAATCACACCTGTCCCCATTGCGGTACGCCGCTATGGTCCGCGGTCAATCCGGACAAACGGATCGACTGGGTGAAGATCGGAGAATACGGATGGGTCTACCGCTACGGCGCGCAGGCACATCTGCATCGTACCAAAAACGAGCGTGTTCTCGATCAGCTCACTGAGATCGCCAAAAATCCGGATGCATTCTACCCGATCCGCGGAGCGCACCGGCGGTTTCCCCTGAGTACCTACATCAAGAAGAAGCTGCACGGGCGCATCGACGGCTTCCTCTGCGATGAGCTGCACGAGTACAACAACAATAGCGGGCAGGGCGATGCCATGGCAGAGCTGTACGGCGCGTCCAGGTGTTTTGTCGGAATGACGGCAACGCTTATCAACGGCTATTCCTCCGGCATTTTTCACCTGCTCTACCGTATCGTCCCCGGGCTGATGCTCAAGGATGGCAAACGCTACAAAAGCCCCGGTGATTTCGATGCGGAGTACGGCGTGGTGGAAAATACCTATGAGATACAGGATGCGGAGTACAATTCCAATAGGCGCACCAGTAAGCGCAGAACAAAGTCAAAGCAGCTGCCCGGCGTATCGCCGCTGGTATTTTCCCGTTTCCTGCTGGAATACACGGCATTTCTCTCCCTCTCCGACATGGGCAAAGACCTGCCGGACTACGAAGAGATCCCCGTACCGCTGGAAATGCCGGAGGATGTACGCACGGCCTATAAAGAGGCGGAACACGAATTGCAGAAAGTCCTGCGCACAGACCGAAAGGCGGCGCAGAAGATCCTGTCCACCTATCTCAATTTGCTGACGGTTTACCCGGACCAGCCCTACGATCAAGCGGAGGTAGTGCATCCCATAAACGGAATGCCCATTGTAACGCCAAAGAACTGCGGCGATTTTTCCCGTCTGCTTCCCAAGGAGGAACGGGTATTGGAGCTGGTGCGGCAGAAGGCGGCAAACGGAGAGCGCGTGCTCATCTATACCAGTTGGACGCGCACGGATTCACAGAAAAAGCTTCAGGAGCTTCTTTGCTCGGAAGGCTATCGGACAGAGATTCTGACGCCGCAGATCGCTACGGATAAGCGGGAGGACTGGGTCAACAAGCGTGTCAAGAACGGTTTGCAGGTGCTCATTACCAACCCGCGCTGCGTGGAAACCGGCCTTGACCTCAATGCCTTTACCACCATTATCTTCTACTCCATGGGCTATAACCTCTTTACGCTGCGGCAGGCATCCCGCCGGTCGTGGCGGATCAATCAGACCGCCCCCAGAGTGGAGGTATATATGCTCTACTACGCCGATACCATGCAGGCAAAGGCTATGAAGCTGATGGCCTCCAAGTTGGCGGTAGCGGGCATCATCGAGGGGACATTTTCTGAAGAGGGCCTTGCGGCCATGAGTGATGTAAAGGATCTGACCTCACAGATGGCAAAGGAGCTGGCGCTGGGAATCCGGGATAATGTGGAGGATATTGCGGCGGCCTTTCGGAAAATGGCGGTCATTAACCCGGAGCGGAAAAAGAACATTACCGCTGCACAGCCGAAAGATACTGCGGCAGAAGAACAAAAGGCGCCCGCAGCAAAGGATTCCTTCGGCGTGCGCACGGCGCAGGCGCAAGTGCGTCAGGCACTCTATGAAGGGCTGCTTGCCAGAACTGCGGAAGAACAGAAGAAACGGAAGTCGAAGAAGGCAGAGGTGGATGAAAACCAGCTGTCGATCTTCGACTTTGCTGCGTAAAGGAGGAGATTATTTGAATGTAACGATCAATCGGGCGGAAATGCTGAGCGCCATCAAGCGTGCATCAGCCATCGCACCGGCGGATTCGCCGTTGGACGTGCTCCGGGGCGTTTTGCTGGAGGCAGATGCCGCCGCAGGAAAGCTCACCGTCACCTCGACTAATCTGGAAGCGGCACTGGAGGAAAAGCTCCCCTGTACCGTTCAGGAGGATGGGGCTCTGGTATTTGGAGCGAAGATGCTTGCAGAAATGCTCTCACGGCTGCCGCAGGATACCGTGCAGCTCTGTCGGGCAGAAAATCAGGGACGCATGACGCTCAGAAGCGGAGACGCCTGCTATGAAGTGGATGTATGGGAGCGAGGCGCTTTTCCAAAGCCGGATCTTCCTTTTCCGGAGGATACCGTCAAACTCAGCGGGATTCCCGCTATGGCGCAGCACACCGTATTTGCAACCGCACAGGATAACAGCAAGCCGCTTCTCAAGTGCGTCAATCTCATGTTTACCAGCACGGGACTGCGCGCGGCCGGCAGCAACGGAAACTGTATCGTGACGGCCAGAGGTGACAATCAGAGCACGGGTGATGTGAGCCTGCTCATCCCCGCCGCCTCGCTTGGAAAGCTCTCGAATATGTGCCAGGACAAGGATGAATTCCGTGTCGGCACCACGGGAAAGAGCATCGTCTTTTTCCGCGAGAACTTCCTTTTCAGCGCGCGGCTCATGGAGGGCGGCTACATCGATACGGATCAGTTGGTAGGCAGCATCCGGAATGCGTTTACCGTGCTGACGGATATTCACGACATGAGAGCGGCGCTCTCGTCCGTCCTAAGCATTGGCACCGGAAACCGGGTGAAGCTGAACTTTCAGGATCAGCGCCTTGTATTCCAATGCGCAGGCGATTGCGTCAGCGCATCGGCACCCATTGAGGTAATTGCATTGACCGGCACCCCTGCGGGAGATTACTGGTTCAACGCAAAGCAACTTGTCACCTGCCTGAAAGCCTTGAGCGGCACGGTCACGCTGGGGATCGCGCAGGGCGGAATGCTGACGCTTGCCACGCAGGATGCTTACTATCTGCAAAACGCCATGCGGCCGGAAGCACAGAAGAAAACTCAAAAAGCCGCGCAGCCGGCTGCTGCGAAAGCGGCGTAAGGAGGGATGCCTTTGGTAGAGATTCCGATGATCTGCCGCTATTGCGGCGGCGCAGTCCATCTTGTTCCCGCGGCAAAGGTGTATGGCCCCGCGGCGGCAAAAAGACTGGGCTTGGAACGCGAGAAATTTTATCAATGTCAGAACTGCAATGCCCGTGTGGGCTGTCATAAGGGCAGTGCGCGGCCGCTGGGCAATCTTGCCAACGAAGCCCTTCGCATGAAGCGGATGGAGACCCATCAGGTCTTTGACAGCTTCTGGAAGGAGCGGGGCATGAGCAGAACGCAGGGCTATAAGTGGATGGCAAAGAAGCTGAGACTCTCTGAAGAGCTTGCCCACATCGGCGGCTTTGAGATGGATCGGTGCCAGAAGCTGATCCGGCTATGCGAAAAGGAACGAAACAAAGAGAAAAAGAAGGAGACAGCATAAATGTGTGAGAGAACATATTGCCGGCATGAGCATGAGAGACTTTGCTCGTGTCCGCCGGTCGCTTGCAGGGACGCCCTTGGAATGGCCGTGCATTTGGCGGAGAACATGGAGAAAGTCCAATGGAGCCTGACCTACAACAGCCTGAAGGAGATAAAGCCCTATCAGTTGTGTCTGGTCGGGAAATGCAGGATCTGCGGCGGGCGGCTGTGCATGGAGCAAAGGCCCGTTGAGGCGGATAGCACTGACGGTTTCCTTGCTGCGGTATACCGGCATTTATACCATTTTCACCGCTCCATCGGTCAGTGCTTGCCTCGCGCGGCGTTTCGCACAAAGTTTGTAGAGATGTTCCGTAAGGAGGATCGCGCCGCTGTTGAGGACTGGCTGAGCATGCCGGAAAACCAGTCGATCCATGCCATGATCTGCGGAAATGCGAAGAGAGTCTATACCATCGTCCACTCCTGGGCGGATGCGGATCAGGGCAATTTTCCTGCTCCGGAAGGTATGGCAGCCTTCACTGTGAAGGAGGAGGCCCGCAAGGAGCTTGCGCGCCTTGTGACGGAGGAAAAGGAAAATCGGACGATCCCGTTTCCGACAGAAGAATACTGTGAGGAGTACGGCGAGGATTTCTGGGAGGGTTACCGGGACGGCTATGCCGCTGGATGGTTTACCCGCTATGAGATCATCGAAAGTCCGCTGTACGCAGAAAATATCGAAGAAAAAGGAGGTGCGGCTGATGATGCTGCGAAAACCGACCTGCTCTGATTGCCCGCATAATCTCCAATACATGGAAAGCTTGCCGATCAAGAAAAAAGGCGTCACCATGCACTTGGGGGAGCGTTTCTGTGTTGCGGGAAAGCGCGCGAGAAAATTCAAACGCAGTGATCCCAAAACCTATGTGCCAAGCTGGTGTCCCAGGCTCAAGGCTCCCTGTGAGCTGCGGATCTATGGCTTCAAGAATCAGAGAGAATGGAGGATGCACCGCAGTATGCGCGCGTATCTGGGCGAGGATACTTCTCCATCTGCATTCCGCTATGCGGTGCGCTATGAAGGACATACCGATCTGGCACCGTATGAGTTTTTCGAGTGCTGCAATGAAAAATCGGATGATGAGATTTTGGGTGCAGCAGTCCAGCACTACGATGTTGTGGAAATTGACGACGGTATCAAGCCTGCCTTTTTCTACAAAACGGAGCATGGCTATGAGCTTTTATTCTCGTTTGATGCCAAGACTGCCAAGAAGAATATCAGGGAGGAAATTGATTGAAGGAAACTGTAAAAAGCTGCAGCAACTGCCGATATTCCTATGATCTGCCGAGCAATCGCGGACCGATGGCAAAAACGCAGTACTGTAGAAACAAGAACTATAATTCCGTGAACTATACCACCAAAATGTTGCTGGAGGACTGGGACCAAGGCCACTGCCGCTTTTGGGCGTCCATACCAGAGGAAGGAAACGACAATGAAAAATAATTACTCAATCGCTCAGCGCAACGCCATTGTGGAAGCAAATCTTTGGTGCATCGACAGCGTGATCCGTCAGAATCGCCCGCTCATGAGAGCGGCTCGGCTGGAATATGACGATGTGTACCAGCAGCTTGCCCTGCGGCTTATCAAGGCTGTGGCGGGCTATGACCCGGAAAAGGGACGCCTGGAGCAGCACATTTTCGCCCAGCTCAAGTATGAGCTTCTTAGCTGCAGATCGGCCTACCGGCTCTGCGGTATGACCGGCACACCGCACTCGTTCCGAAAGAGCCATATCATTTCCATCGACGCGCTCTCTGAGGACAGCAGCCTCTATGAAGAGGCGCTGGCGGCGTAAGGAGGCACGGAAATGACGCTGAGAGATAAGATGCTGGCGGTCATTGCGGATACCAATGATAGCGTAGCTGAGCGGGAGGAATTGGTGGAGATGATCGCCATTGCCCTGCTGACGCGAAAAAACCTGTTTGTTCTGGGTGAGCCGGGACAGGCCAAGAGCTATGCCATCAACCTGTTCCGTCGGCACATCACCGGTGCGCGGCAGTTTGAGAGGCTTCTTTCCAAGCAGAGCGATGAAGAACAGCTTTTCGGCCGTGTTGATCTTGCGAGTCTGCTGCCGGGCTCTGTGCCGCCGACCGTGCTGGAGCAGGACGCAACCTATCAAAACCAGCGCTTCAACCTGCGTGTCCTCGTCGAGGGCATCGGCTCCATGAAGGACGAGCCCGCAACATGGGAAAAGCTCAAGAGCGGCACCGAAAAGCTGGAGCTTTATCGTGCAGCGCTCTCGGCGCTTCACAAAAGCGAGCCCACGGTGCAGACAGCCGGCAAAATTCCAGAGGCCGATATCGTATTGCTGGATGAGATCTTCAAGTGCAACGACGGCGTGCTGAACTCACTGCTCACCGCCCTCAATGAGCGGAAATACACCAACGAGGGACGTACCTATCCCATTCCGGTCATTTCTTTCTTTGCGGCCTCCAATGAGATCCCTAATTTCAACGATCCGCAGGAAAAGATCCTGGAAGCGCTGTATGACCGCCTGGAACTGAAGGTCGTGACGGCCAATATAGAGGATCGGGGCACGCGCCTTGCCGTTTTGAAGAATAAGCAAACCGGCGCCTTCGGACAGATCTCCGCCACGATCACGTTGGAGGAGTTGCGGCAAATGCAGCAGGAGGTCGCGTCGATCCCCGTTCCCGACGTCATCAACGAGTTGGCTGACGATATCCTCTGCGAGCTTCGTAAGGATATGGCGGTGTCGGACCGAAAGTATCTGGGCTATTATCCCATTGCGCAGGCCAAGGCATGGCTTTCCGGCCATGACAAGGTAGAATCCTGTGACCTTCTGGCGCTGAAGAATTATCTCTGGCGCCTGCCCTCAGACCGTGAAAAGGTGGAAGCGGTGCTCACCCGCCTGTGTGTCAACCCCATGCAGGATAAGGTCAACAATATCCGCGGTATGGCGTTGGAATCCCAGGAGGAATTTGACGCTGCGCTGGGGGATGGCAGCAAGGCCGATACTGCGCGCAAGGCATTTATCAAGCTGCGCGGTGAACTGACGCATCTTTATCAGATGCAGTGCAGCCTTCGCACGGCGGCGCAGTCTGACAGCGAGACAGCGCTGGTGGATGACCTCTTGGCCGATTTGGAGAAGATCAGCCGCAAGGCCCACGAGCAGACACATTTTACTTATACGACGCTGGAAGAGATCGCAGCGTTAAATTAAAGAATATTGGAGGAATCACGATGCTGAACAAGATCATTCTTATGGGAAGACTCACGCGCGATCCTGAACTGCGCAGGACGGAGAGCAGTACCGCCGTTTGTTCGTTTTCAATCGCGGTGGATCGGGACTTCAAGTCCAAAAACGGGGAAAAGGAGACGGACTTTATTGATATCGTTGCTTGGCGCGCCACAGCGGAGTTTGTGAGCAAGTATTTCACAAAAGGTCGCATGGCCGTCGTGGAGGGCCGGCTCCAAATCCGCGACTGGACGGACAAGGAAGGCGGCAAGCGCCGCAGTGCCGAAGTCATTGCAGACAATGTCTACTTCGGAGACTCCAAGCCGAAAGACGGCGGTGAGGAGGATGATATTCCTGCCTATACCGGAGCACCCGACAGCTTTGCCGTGCCGGACGGCTTTACACCAGACTTTGGCGGTGAATCCGGGGAAATGCCCTTTTAAGAGCACCAAATAAGCGAGGGAGGGCATCAGCCCTCCCTCCATATAAAAGATAAGAGGAGAAAACAAAATGAGCATTGTTTTTACGGAAGTACGGATCGAAGACCGTGATGGCGTGGAGCTTTCCTTTATGGAGGGCGGTTGTTTGGATGAATTTGATATCCGCGAGCTTTTGAAGCACGACCAGCCCTTCCGTGATATGTGGGACGCAGTAGGCAGCGACGCAAGGATCGCCGTCCAGCAGTATCGTTTCCGGGGCGGCAAACAGGGAGAAGAATTGGGTGACGAAAACCACTTCGCCCTGATGCGCGCGTATGATCGTGCACTCTCAGACGAGGACGGATCTACTTTTGTCGAACGGGACGATGTAGACTGGCTGGATGACTTTGAACTCACCAAGGACGATCTTGCAGACGGTAAGTGACAAACTCGCATTGATAGGGGAGCGTTTTATATGGAAACGAGTATTCTTAGCGCCTATTCCAAGAATGAATGCCAGAAGTATTTTGACTATCTGGAGCAGCTGCGTCAAAGCGGCGAAACCAATATGTACGGAGCTGCACCATACTTGCAGGAAGAATTTCCGGAGCTGCGATATGCGCCGGAACGGGCAAAAGAGATCCTGCTGGCGTGGTTTGGCACATTTGAGAAGGGAGAGAATGAGAAATGCTGAAGCCCTACCGGACGGTTCAGGATGTTCTTTCCTCTCCGTGGGCGCAGGTGCAGAGAGCAAAAAGCAGTTCGCAGCAGACAGACCGCGTGCTGCGTTCCACCAAACTGGAGGATAGCATTTACCGGGATCTGCGCATGGAGGATACAGGTATGGACGAGATCGAGAACAGCGCAGGCGAAAAGCTGCGCTCTTTTCCGGCGCTCTCGCGGGATATTTTCCAGTCCTTTTACTCCCTGATGCCCCGGCGCAACACAGAAGATGATCTTTCAGTGGCGGCGCGGAAGATCAACATGCCGATTCTGGAGCACATCACTCAAAGCGAAGACTACCCCACACTCAAGGCGGTGTGTGAAGGGCGGGAGCTTCCAGCCTATGAAGCAGCGGCAGAGTTTACTGCCCAGACCTCGGGAGAACTGGACGAGTTGTTGTCCAAATTAGGCGGAAAACCCGGTGCTGTGCAGACGCTGGAAAAGCTGGAGCAAGCAGAGAAAACCGCAGAGGACAAGCTCGCGGCACTGCTGGAGCAGCTTCGTGGGACTCCACAGGACGATCCGGCTCTGAGTGCCGCTGTGGTAAAAGCCGCTAATGACGCCGAGAGCAAACGGCGGCAGGCAGATGCGGTCAATAAGCTCGTTGACGCCGGCCTTGCGCAGAATCAGGCAGAAGCCGGTGCGCTGATCGCCCGTGCGGTGTCTGCTGCCGCGGAAAGGGCGGAAGAAGTACAGACGATCCTCGGCGCATGGAGTGACGCCCCCGGTGATATGCGGAAGACAGACACGAATGCGGCGCTTTTGGAGCGTGTGCGCGATAGTAAAACGCTGCGGGACATTTCCCGCTATCTGGGGCGTTTCCGGGAAATTTTCGCGCAGGGCAAGCGCAATGGCTATGCCTATGGCCGCGGAGAAAAATATGCATTGGAGCTGGGAAATGATCTATCTCGCGCACTAACCTCCGAGCTTGCCATGCTTGCTGTGCCGGAAACGCTGCCGTTGTTCCTGCGGAAGTATCAGCACCGGCAGATCAAGCAATACCGCCGGCGGGAGCCGGTCTATAAGGGCGCAGGTGATATCATCTGCTGCCTGGATGAATCCGGCTCCACTGCGGGAGATCTGGCCGCGTGGGGAAAAGCTGTTGCCCTGACGCTGCTGGAGATCGCGCAGAGCGAGGGACGAAAATTCGCTCTTGTTCATTTCTCTGGCCCCGGCCGCTTTCAAACGGATGTATTTCTTCCCGGGCAGTCTTCTCTTGAAGAGAAGCTGCACGCGGCGGAAACCTTCTTGGGCGGCGGCACGGATTTTCAAACGCCGCTTGCGGAGGCGGAACGCCTTATGCGGGAGGGCGGCTTTGAAAATGCTGACATCGCGTTTATTACGGACGGTGAGTGTTCACTGCCAGAAACCTGTGTGGAGATGCTGCAAAAGGCGCAATCAGAGCTTCGCTTCACCGTCACAGGGATTCTGCTGGATGAGGGAAACGCCGGCATGGATTTCAGTCTGAAAACCTTTTGCCAGAACATTTACCGCACCAGTGAACTGACCGGGGATCAGATCGTCGAGGAAATTGTACTGGATCGCGTATGATATTGGTTGCGCGCAGAAAGGAAACAGGCTATAATATTATGAAATATAAGGATGAAGGAGGACGGTTATGCAGACTCTTTACCATGGAAGCAGAGTGGTTGTGGAACAACCCGAGATCCGCATTCAAAAATTCCATAAGGATTTTTACTGGGGCTTTTACTGCACCTCCTATGAACAGCAGGCGCTGCGCTGGGCAACGCGCTTTGGAAAAGCTGGAGTCGTCAACGTCTATTCCTTCGATGACCAGACCGAACTCAAGATCAAGCGCTTCCTGGAAATGAGCGATGAATGGTTGGATTTTATTGCGGCATGCCGGAATGGAGTTCCCCATGACTATGATGTGGTGGAAGGCCCGATGGCGGACGATACCATCTTCAATTATGTGCAGAGCTTTTTGGATGGTGAGATCTCCAGAGCTGCTTTCTGGGAGTTGGCAAAATTCAAGTATCCCACCCATCAGATCAGCTTCCACACTGCACGTGCTCTCGCTGCACTGAAATTCGAAAGGAGCTATGTTGCCAATGTGCAAGAGAAACAATGACGCGCTCTTTTTCACCTGTTCTCTGATCGAACAGCTTGGCCGCTCCCTTCACATGCGGCGCGGTAAGGTGGCTGCGGAACTGGGCGAGGCTGGCATTCAGACGCTCTACCGCAATGCAGACATTCTGCACTGTGAGCCGATCGAAAAGGTCGCGGACGATGTGATCACGGAATTTTCACTGCAAGGCGGGAATTTTGACAATCTTGCCGAGGCAAGATATACAGTCCCCGATGTGTGGACGATGGGAAAGGTCTATGCAAGGCTCATCGAGGATGTGTCCGATGAGGACAACATCGTAGAAACCATCTTGCAGGTCTTTACATCCTGGATCGACAGTCTGCTTTCGGACTATAATGCTGCCTTCTATTATCAGCCCCGCGATTATATTGCGGAGTGCTACCGGCAGAAAACGGTCCTGGACGGTTGAGAGGAATGAAAAAGGCGATGGTTTTCTATCGCAACACTTATAATAGTAGAGGCGGGAACATCATTGAAGATGTTCCCGCCTTGTGCGTCTATTTGTCATCGTCTCTGTACATCTCCCATAAGCGCCCAGCCATCATCGGCCCAGATATTTCTCCGCCGATCTAGCAAAAGATTTGGGATAAAATATTTTGTGAGAACTGGCAAAACCCTGTGAAACAGCGCATTACACCGCATTTCCTGACAACAAGGCCCTCAAATTACTACGAATTTACTACTATACGGCATTGGCACAGGTGATGGGGAGATCGTAACGGTGGCTCTCTCCCAGCTCGGCAATGTAGGCGGTCGGCCCTATTGGTCCTGGTATGGCTTCGAGAGCCGGGTGGATTGGTGCGCCTGCTTTGTTTCCTGGTGCGCCAACGAGTGCGGCTATCTGGACACCGGCGTCATCCCAAGGTTCGCAAGCTGCTCCATCGGCCTCCAGTGGTTCCGGGAGAGAGAACTGCGGCGGGACCGCAGCTATGAGCCGCGCCCCGGCGACCTGATCTTTTTCGGTTGGGATGATGAGGACGAAGGCCAGGACGGAGCTGCGGACCATGTAGGCATTGTGGAAAAGGTGGATGGCGGGATTGTCTATACCGTGGAAGGAAACTCTGGCGATAGTTACCGGGAAAATCGCTATGCCATAGGCCATTATGAGATTTACGGGTACGGCACACCGACTTATTAAAAGGGGAACAGCCTGTGGCTGTCCCTACATAGTGCAATAATATCCCTACTTATATTTAAAAATATCAGCATTTGTCATCTACTGTAACTGAATATTATGTGATATAATTCTTAAGGGTGGGTCAGGGCAATTTCTCAAAGACTTTTACCGCCATCCAAACAGGCCGGCACCGCCCGCAACCGCTTTTCCACGGTGTGATCTTTTCTCATGACGGAACCTCCCGTCTCTTGTCTGGAGGTTCTGTCATGATACGCCTTCACCCAGTCCAATACCCGATTTTCCGAGCACAGTTGATACTTTTCCGCAATGGACATAGAACTGCCCTGGCCCGACAGATATTCCCCCACCACCCTGCGCTTTACTCCCCAACTGTACTGACACTTGGCCTGGTTTCCATTTTCCCACAGCCCGGAAGCACCCTCGGAACGATACCGGCTGATCCAGTTTTCCATGGTGGAATGGCCTAACCTTGCCTCCCGCGCTGCCTCCCGCATCCGTAACCGTCCTGCAAGGTATTCCTCCACCAGCGAGACCTTTTCTTCCGATGCAAGCTCTTTCCGCTTTCTCATCTGTGCTCTCTCCGCTGTGATTTCCTTGTCTGTCTTATTGGGAGCACATCAAAGTGTTCCGCAGCTGTTTGCGATATTTTGAAACTCAGTACTCCAAAATGAACAATTGGATATAGTAAACAAAATAGCAGGATTATGTTTTATGGTGAAAATAAAGGGAGATCTTTCTATGTTTATCTACCTGGCTATGATCGACTCTCCAGAGGAGAAACTAAAATTTGAACTCATATATGAGCGGTACAAAAATCTGATGTTCTATACGGCAAACAGTGTGTTGGGAGATACGCGGGATTCCGAGGATGTTGTACATGATGCGTTTATAAAAATAATCGAAATAATCGACGATATTAGCGATTCGAATAGTCCCCAAACGAGATGCTTAATCGTTACTATTACCGAGAATAAAGCAATTGACCTATACCGAAAGCGAAAAGTAAAAACAGTTGTTCCTTTTGAGGAAGAGTACATAGGGGTTCCAGAACAGTCCATGATTAATCAGATTGAGGAAAATGACCGGCTGGTTAAAGCCATTGCATTGTTGCCGGGAAAATATCGCGAAGTACTCTTATTGAAATACTCACATGGATATTCTATGGACGAAATTGCTATGATTCTTTCTATGTCGAAAGAAAATGTAAAAAAGATCATCCAACGGGCCAGAAAAAAGTTGGAAAAACAATTGAGCGAGGAGGCGTAGCATATGAAAATCACAGAAGAAATGCTATATAAGTGCGCTCCGAAGGCGGAAAAGCTTTGGCTCAGTTCACTTCCGCCTGATAATCAAATTCCGGAGCATAAATTCTCCCGGCGCTTTGAGCGAAAGATGAGACGGTTCATTCGGGAGCAGCGACGCTCACTGCCAATGAGAAAGGCTCTGCAAATTGCCCGGCAGACAGCCGCTGCGATCTTAATTGCAGCAACCCTTAGTTTCTCTTGTCTGATGACAGTTGAGGCCTATCGAGCCAAGTTCATA